CTTGGAGACGACAGGGTAGCCGTTTACGTTGTCATACAGGATAATGCCGTTTTCAGTGGCCACAGCCGCATCTGACTTGAACGCCAAACGAGACGCCACGCGCTGTAGGTATGTTACTACATTCTGCGCCCAGACGTTAAGGTTGCCAGTCCACGGGGGCGGGTTGTATCCGTAACTCACCGCTTGCCCCCTGCAACCGCATCTAGTCGCATCACGCCGACACGCCAATCAGATGACGAATATCCATCATACAGCGCCTGCACTTCTGGGTAATCGTTGTAGAGGCTTAGAAGGTAAGGCTGCAAAGTGTTTTCAATGTAGGACTTGTATTCCTGATCAAATAGCGTCCCCTGAGAATACGCAAGCAAGATAAACGCGTCAAAGCCATCAACAGCGCCACTGTTGTCTATGTCAAAATACAGTCGGCCAGAGACATCTGCCTGATTGGCTATAGAATACTCTGGCTCTGATCCACCAAGTGCAGCATCAAAGAAATCCAAAAGGGATGTGTCATTAAGCACCAAAGGAGACTGCACTCTCAAACGAATTTGACGGCCAGTAAAGCGCACCGAAGTCGGGTTTTCCATCACGTATGGCCCGTGCAACGTTTCAGTGTCATTTGGATAAAAGCGTGTCTTAAATACAGCCTGCACGCCACCCTGCGTTTTCTCGTCAGGGATTAGCATCGTCGCCTTCATTACGTTGTCGCCGTTGCCAAGGCTAATCGGGCCGCTTTCAGCAAACGACAATGCGCCGCCATAGTTTAGGCCAAACTCATGGTTATACGTCTGGCCATCGGCGTCTGCCCAGATCGGGCTGCTGAAAATTCCACGGTCTACGCCTGCGGTGCGAGAAAGTGTGCCAATGGTCCAGTGGCCCTCGGTGTAGTTGAGGACTACATAACGGTCGATCTCCAAACTGTTTGCGCTTGGGTAGAACCACCAGATTTCGTTATACTGCTGATTGCTAACCGCCCACACCTTGCTGATCTGGTCGCGGTTAATGCCGTTGAACACGTAGTCAGCCACATCGCATGGCAACTCACGCACAGCGCCGCCGGAGTATTGGAAAAAGCCACGCTGCCCCATCCAGAACACGCCCTCATCCACTGCAGCAGCAGCACGGCGGCTGGTAGCGCCGCAGGACGAGCCTACGCGCTGGAAGCCGTAAACGAACTGCCCGCCGATGTAGGTCGCGCTGTGGGCGTCCAGATCGGTAATGATAAGCGTTTGCCCGCGTGTGCGGATGCCCTGCATGATCTGGCCAGATGTAGCCAACTCAATGTCGCCAGCCTCGTTGGTTGCTGCAGGCGTCCAGAGCGTGTTGTCCTCGCGGTCACACCACTGCACCTTGCGTGGATTGCCACCAGCGCCAAGCGCAAACAGGAAACGCTCTTCCGTCACAACTAGGCCAAGGTTGCTGGTGGGGGCGTTAGAGATTGCCACGGCAGGGTTGGCCACGTTTAGCTGCCACTCCAGAAGCTGGCCGTCAGCGTTAGAGCAGGCAACCAAATACTCGCCCCAGTTATCCAAAGACCATGTGGTTGCTTCGCCATACTGGCCTTGCGCTAAGCGTGCTGTTCCGTAAAACCCAGCGCCGTAGAAGCCGCCACCATAGCCAGTATTAATTTCGGCATCCTCGGTGCCATCGGTGAAACTGACAGGCGTTATGTCGGTGACTGTGCCAGACGCAGTTGCCACGGCCAGCTTGTTGTAGCTGCCAGAGGCGATGCGCTGGTCGCTGCTCAAGTCTGTCCAAGCGTGCATGCCGCGAATGGCAACGCTGTCCATTGCATCACGTTCTTCCCAGCCGCCGACAGGGCGCATGGTGTTATCCACCCAGCGAACCAAGCTGGCATCGCGCCAGCGGTTGCTCGCCTCGAACTCGGTGCCGTTGCGATACACACCTGCGGGGAGTTTGAGCGGGATTAACGTCATGATGGCACCGTGTATGTGTATGTTCCGGCGGTCGTGTATTCTGTGGCAACGACGCCGACAGTGATCTTGACGTAGCCGCCAGCACCTGCGCCGCCCTCCAAGCCTGCGCTTGACCCGCGCGGGCCTTTGGCGCCGACCACAACCGTTAACTCAGTGCCGGGCGCAATGTTTTGCGATGATGCGACGCGCGTTGCTGCTTCGCCGCCACCGCCAGCATTGTATGCACTAAACGGAAAACCGCCACCACCGCCGCCGCCTGCACCATAAGATGTGGCGGACGCGTCGGAACCCGCAGTTGAGTCGTTAGAGTTATCACTTGTAATGCCAGCTGCGCCGCCGGAGCCGTAGTAAGATGAAGAACCAGACGTTGCACCAAACAGGCTACGATCTACACCACCAGTGCCGCCTGCAGATGTGGCAGTTGTAAACCCAGTGCCGCTAATGGATGAACTTGTCCCATCTGCAGATGTGCCTGATGTCGCATAACCCTGACCACCAGCGCCGCCACCGCCGATCAGTTCGTAAGTAACAGCAACCGCTGCCGTGGCGCTGTAAAAGTCAGAAACAGAAATAGCGCCAGATGTTGGCACGTTGGTGTTGTTGCTGGTGGTGTATGCGCCGCCACGATAATACTCGCTCATGCCAATCGGGTTGGCGCCGCCGAACTCGTCTTGAATGTCAGAGAGCGTAATCTGCCCCGATGGTTGCAGAGCCATTATACCGTCCCATATGCCGTAACGTCGCCAGTAACTGTAAGGTTGCCAGTTGCGTCCAGCTTCATCTTGTTGACGCCGCCAGTGGCAAAGTAAAGAACGCCCGCGCTCTCGGTGATGGTCCAGTCGCCCAGATCAACCGTTGTGATAGCCGCAGTGGGGATTGTGGCCGTGCCAGTAAATGTCGGGCTGGCAATAGGAGCCTTGGCGTTTAGCTGCGTCTGGATGTTGCTTGTGACGCCGTCTGTATAGTTCAACTCTGTGACGGTCGCCGTAATACCGTCCAGCACGTTTAACTCAGCAGTCGTGACCGTAGCCCCATCCAGAATGGCAAACTCGGTGGCGCTGGTGCCGCCAAGCAGCGTGTCAAGCGCAGTCCAGTTAGCATTCAGCAGATCGCCCCATGCGTCTTGGTTGCCGCCGACCGTGGGCAAGTTCCAGCTATAATTTGTCGTGGCCATCAGTATGCCCTCACCTTCATGCGTAAACCGCTTCCGCTATATTTGGCGCGGTCGCTGTCAAAATTAACTGCGTCAATTGCTTGTTGAGCCAATGCAGCCCAGGCAGTCATTCGCTGATCTTCCTGCAAGTATGGAGCAGAATGCACCAAAGAGCCATACAGGTAAGCATCAGGAAAATTAGCTAAAAGCCAGTTCGACGTGTTGCTGACCGACAGCGCAGGAATTTTTTGCACATACACGATGCTGCCAGTCATGCTTTCAGATGGCGTCGGGAACAACTCAAGCTGGCCAGCGCTGATTGCGTAAACCTGCGGGATGCCAGCAGTGTCGCCAGCATTCCAACGGCGGTCATCCATTTCGGAAACAGAAATCAACTCGATCTCTCGCGGGCCGCTGGCAGTTGATACAGTCAGCTTTTCTGTCTCTAGCCAATCAGCGGGCAGGTCAACAAACTGAGCGTCTAGCGTGATGCTGCTGCGGGCCTCCATACGCCAATGACGCACCTGCCGCTGAAAGTTACCCTCCGCTAACGAAACAAACGTAGGTATAACCGATGCAAGATCGTCCCGGTTTAAAAAGTCAGCAATGGCCGACTGCAGTTCTGCGTATGTTGTGATGGCCATCTTACCACTTCACCTTATCTGCCCAGTAGGCCGCAGACATTTTGCCCTTGGCAATGTTCTTTGCGTGACGAGCCTTGAATGACTTGTTGCGCGCTGTTCCTTCCGGCGACCCCTTAACACCCTGCTGGCCAAAGCGAATTGTCTTTGTCTGATCACCAGACTTGGCAACAACCACATGGCTCTTAGTCGGGTGACTAGGCGTGCGCTTAGGTTTGTTATACCCTGAAACGCCTGCTCTGGCTAGTTTGGGGTCTTTAGCCATCACTTGCCCTTTTTCTTAGCAGTCTTGGCAGACTGTTTGAACGCTTTGGCAGTGGGCGCGCCTTTGGTGCCGGGCTTACGCATCTTTTCGCCAGAACCTTCGGCAATGCGCTTACGCTTGGCGTGGATGTTTGCGTAAAGACCCTTAGCCATTACTTACGCGCCTTCCCCATGCACTTGCCAGCCGCCTTGCATTTGGCAGGGGTGGGGCAGCCTTTGCACGGCTTGAAGGCAGGCTTTTTCATCGGCTTTTTCATTTCTTCCGACCTTTCTTGGCTTTGCCAGCCTTGCTCAACGCGATGGCCACGGCTTGTTTCTGCGGCTTGCCAGCCTTCATCTCTGTGCGGATATTAGCAGAGATAACCTTTTTTGACGAGC